TGGTGGAATAAGAATGACGATTAGATGTATGTATGAATATCAATCAGGAACACCATAAGGAGTGAACAATGGAAAGAATACTAAATAAGATACAAAAGAAAATAGACCAAATAGAGAAATTACACGATAAAGAGTCTTTATTGTGTGAAGAAGTCAAAGACCTTATTGAAGAAATAAGAGAGGATAATGTAGAGGAATCTATTGAAGCTGATGATTTAGATGATGAAGAATTTGAAGAAGACATTGACGAAGACGAAGAAAACAAATAAAAGTAGATATTATGGCTAAAGATATAAAACTATATAAAGGTAATTCAGAAATAACAATTAATGAAACAAATCTTGAATATTTTGTAAGTCTAGGTTATAAGCAAGACAAAGAAGTAAAAGTTAAACCAAAAAAGGAAAATAAAAAATGGCAACACATCACGGAAAAGAAGGTGTAGTTACAGCTGGTGGAACAGCAGTAGGTGAATTAACTTCATTTACTCTTGAAACAACAGGAGATGTTGTAGAGGATACAGCATTAACTGATAGTACAAAATCATTTGTAGCTGGAAGAACATCTTTCTCAGGAACTTTAGAAATGCATTTTGATGAAACAGATACACCACAAACAAGTTTAGTTGCTGGTGCAACAATCGCTTTTATTCTATTACCTGAGGGTAATGCAAGTGGCGACAGAAGCTTTGCTGGTTCAGGAATTGTTACAGGAATGTCTGTGAACAATGCTATGGACGCAGTAGTTTCAAGAACTGTTACGTTTCAAGGTACAGGTGCATTAACAATAGGAACTGTCTAATATTAATATATGTCAGTTATAGATAGAGTTAAAACTCACTTTGAGAATTTAAGAACTATTACTATTGAAGTTGATGAATGGAAAGACGAAAACGGAAATCCATCTGTTTTTTATTCTGAACCTTTAACCTTAGAAGAAAAAAACATTATATTTAAGAAGTCTAATAACTTCCAAGACTTAACTGTTCTTGTTGATTTACTTATAATGAAACTTCAAGTTAAAAACGATAAAGGTGAACATATTAAAGCTTTTAAACCTGAAGATAAATTTTCATTAAGAAAAAAAGCAGATTCTAATGTTATTGCTACTGTTGCAAATCGTATTCTTGCAGATGCTAATTACGAGGAAGCCGAAAAAAAGTAAATAGCGACCCTGAAACTAGGTCGCTTTTGATAGTAGCAGACAGACTCCACATCACAATTCAAGAGGTTTTAGAAATGCCTATAAGCCATTATAATCTTTGGTTAGCTTACTTGAAAAAAGAACAAGATGAGTATAAAACAAGAACATCACTAGCTGAAGCAAAAAGGTTAAAAACATAATGACACAAAGACTCAATATAGACATAGTAGCACGAGATAAATCAAAACAAGCACTTAATGGAATACAAAACAATCTACAAAAAGTCAGACAATCTGTTTTTAATTTAAGAAATGCTTTTATAGGATTAGGTGCTGGAATTGTTATTAAAGGTTTTGTTGATGCTGGTATTCAGATAGAAAACTTAGGTGTACAATTAAAAGCATTATTTGGTTCAGCAAAAGAGGGTGAGAAAGCACTAAAATCCGTAACTGATTTTGCAAGAACAACCCCTTTTGAACTAAAAAATATACAACAAGGTATAACTGCACTAGCAACTGTAAGAAAACAAGCAGAAGCAAGTGGTGTATCATTTGAAGAACTTTTAATTATAACAGGTAATACAGCAACATTATTAGGTAATGATTTTGCTTTAGCTTCTTTACAAATACAAAGATCATTTAGTGCTGGTATTGGAAGTGCCGAACTATTTAGAGAACGTGGTATTAAAGCTATGGCTGGTTTTAAAGAGGGTCAAAAAGCAAGTGTCAAAGAATCAATAGAAAATTTAAGAAAAGCTTTTGGAACAGGTGGAGAGTATGGCAAATTAATGGAAGATTTAGCCCAAACTTTATTTGGTACAATTTCTAACTTAAAAGATGCTTTTTTCATATTTCAAGTAGAAGTATCAAAAGGATTTTTTGGTGCTTTAACAAATAATCTTGGTAATTTAAAAAAAACAGTTGAAGATAATAAACAAACAATAAATGAATTTGCTGAAATTATTGGAACAGGATTAAGTAAAGCTATTAAAGGTACTGCTTCAGTTTTAATATTTTTAAAAGATAATATGACAGCTATCATAGAAACTATCAAAATATTACTAGCTTATAAATTAATTGTATTCTTTACTAATTTAGCAATCGCAATAAGAGGTGCAACTATTGCTATGTTGTCTTTTAATAAAGCAACGAAGAAAAACTTATTAATTGCTGGTGGTGCTATACTTATTTCACAATTAGATAAAATTATAAAAAAGATAAAAGAAATTAGAGGTATTACAGAAGATACACCATCTAGTTCAGTAGATTTACCATCAGCAGTAAATATAACAAAAAAAATACCTGAAGCAACATTAGCAGATAAAATTAGATTTCAATTTAGAGTTTTAGAAGAAACTATTAATGATTTAAATAAGGGTGCTTTAGAAACAATGAGAGATAAATTAAAAGATATAGGTGGCATAATAGCTACATCTATTAATAAAGGTATTACAAAAGTTTCTAATGGAATTGCTAAGTCAGTTTTATTAGGAGAAAATTTATCAGATACATTTAGAAAAATAGCACAAGATATTGCTGTAAAAATGCTATCACAAATAATTGAAATGGGAATAAGATTAGCATTAGATGTAGCACTACAAAATACAAAATTAGGTAAAATGAGAAATCAAACAAACGAATTACAAAAACAAGTTGCACTACAAGCTATGCTTATGGCTATGGGTGGTGGTGGTGGTGGTGGTAATGGTGGATTATTTGGATTCTTTGCAAGTGGTGGTTCAGTACCAAAAAATAAACCTATTGTAGTAGGTGAGAATGGTGCAGAATTATTTATACCGAATCAAGCTGGTCAAATTACACAATCAGCAAGAGGAACAGGAACAGGAAGTGTCAATGTTAATTTTACAATTAATGCTGTTGACGCAAGTGGAGTAGATAAATTATTAATTGAAAGACGAGGAACAATATCAAGAATCATTAATGAGTCTGTTAATGAGAGAGGAAGAAATAGTATAATATAATGTCAGGTGCTTTCCCTATATCAAATGCAAAATTTGGAACTTTAGGAATAAAGTCAATACAGAATACTCTTATCTCTAAATCAGATAGTGGTAAAAGATTAGTTCGTCAAATAGATGGTCAAAGATTTGCTTTTTCAGTTCAAATTGTTACAGCAACTAGATCAGATGTTTATGGAGAACTAATGGCTTTTATTATGAAACAAAGATCAAGAAAAGAAACATTTACAATTATTCCACCTGAAATACAAAATGCTAGAGGTAATGAAACAGGAACAGTTTTAGTCAATGGTAGTCACGCAGTTGGAGATACAACGATTGCTATGGACGCACACCACAACGATAATCCACACGCATTTAAAGCTGGTGATTTTATTAAGTTCGCATCACATACTAAAGTTTATATGGTAGTTGCAGATGTACAAGCTTCTAGTAATGCTTCAACAGTAACAATAGAACCACCTCTTATAGCAACAGTAGCAGATGATTCAGTTGTAACTTATGACAATGTTCCTTTTACAGTTTATTTAACTTCTGATATACAAGAGTTCGGTGTAAGTGGTGTGTCTAATGATGGTGCATTATATTACGAATACCAATTTGACGTTGAAGAAGCTTTGTAATGAAATATTTAATTAAGCATTGGGCGACAGTTGATGTTCTAGCTGAAGAATTAGTTGACGAAAAAGATATTAATATCGTCAACAATAATCTAGGCAAATATGAAGAACCATCAGATAAAGCTATCATCAAAGTTTTAAATGTTAAAGTAAATAGGAGAACATACGAAGATGACAAGAAGTCTAACAACAGCAGTAAAGAACGAACTAGCGACTAACAATCTTAGACCTGTTCATCTTATTACAATCGGCTTTAGTACCCCTGTTAATATAACAAATTGTTCTTTTCCATTAACAAGTTCTGTATCAGGTTCTAGTGTTACTTATACTTCATCTAGCTTTATTATGGGTATTTCTGAATTTACAGAAGAAGTAGATATAACAAAAACATCTTTAAAATTAGGATTGTCAGGTGCAGATCAAACTTTTATTTCTACTTGTTTAAGTGAAA